GCGCGTCAATGCTGGCCTGATCGAGATCGAGTGCGGCGTGACGCTGGTCGAGCCGATCGTCAAGTATCTGTCCGGGTCGGCGCCGACCATGACCAGCGCCGTCTACAGCAACGGCACGCTGCCGCTGCCGATGACGGTGGAAACGGAAATGGTGGCAACGCAGGCTGCGGCCGCCCCGGACACTGCCGCGCCGGTAATGAGCGGCACGATCGGCATCACTGGCGTCACCACGACCGGCGCCACGCTGTCGTTCCAGGCGGCGACCGACAACGTCGCGGTGGCGGGCTATGAGTACAGCATCAATGGTGGCACGAGCTACGTAAATGCCGGGCTGTCGCGGTCATTCACTGTTTCGGCGCTGATTGCGGCGACGACGTACCCGGTGCGCGTACGCGCCTACGACGACGCTGGCAACCGCTCGGCGCCGCTGTCGGCAAGCTTCACCACCCTGGCCAACGAGCCGCCGGTGGAGATCGTCATCGACGCCAGCAAGATCCCGGCCAGCCGCAAGGTCGTGTTCCCCGGTGGCACGCGGGTTATCCCGTTCGGCACGAAGCCGAATTCGGTGGTGCCGGACGCGCCCTACTACCGAAACGGGAAGTGGTCGATCGACAAGGTGCCCGAGGACGAGCGCTACTACGTTGCCGACTTCCGCATCGATATTGCCGAGGCCGGTTCTCCCGCGGTGAAGGCGGAGGCGATTCCCAGCGGCGTGAAGGTGCTCGAGCAGCCAGTCGTCCAGGGATCGCTGATCCCGGTGAAGCTGGGCGGCTTCGACGAGCTGCGTGGCGCGCTGAACTTCTGCACGTTCCGGGTGACCCTCGCGAATGGCGAGCAGATCGATCGCACGCTGTGGTTCAGCAGGGTTGACCTGCAGTGGGTATTGGAGAAGGACCCGGAGGACAAGCGCTACTACGTGGCCGACGTAAGCAGGGACCTCATCGACAGTAACACCACCGTCTCGACCGTGACGGCGGCCGCCGTCGGCGTGGCTGAGCTGGTCAAGCCGCAAATGCAGGGGCGCCTGGCGGTGATCAAGCTGGGTGGCCTGGACACTTCGGCCGATCCGCTGAACTTCTGCAAGCTGCGCTTCGACTGTGCAAACGGCGAGCGCCTCTTCCGGACCATTCATTTCAAGAGGGCGGACAACTGATGATCGACGCATCGCAACTGCCGCGCGTGCCGAGCGAGGTGCTGCAGGAGCAGCAGGCTGCCGAGTACGTGCGTGCGCCGATCGCCACCGGCGTCGCGCCTGGCGCCGGCCGCCCGCCAGCAATACAAGGAACGACCCGATGAGCCTGAAACTGATCACCCCGCCGGTGGCGCTGGCGGTATCGCTCGACGCGGCGCGCGTGTCCGCGCGGATCGACGGCGAAGAAGCCGACATCGAGCTGCGCCAGGTCATCGAGCAGCACACCGGCGACGCTGAACACCTGACCGGCCGGGCCTTCGTGGAGCAGACTTGGCGCCTGACGCTCGACCGCTTTGCCGGCGCGATCCTGCTCGAGCACCCTCCGATCATGTCGGTGGTGCACATCAAGTTCTACGACACCGCCGGCGAGCAGCAGACGCTCGACCCGCAAGACTACATCCTGGACGCCGAGAGCGAGCCGGGCTACGTGGTGCTGGCGCCGGGCCGGGCCTGGCCGGCGACGCAGGCGCGCGTGAACGCAGTCGAGGTGGAATACACCTGCGGCTACGGCACCGGCGACGCGGCGGTACCGGCAGAGATCAAGGGCTACATCCTGGGCAAGGTATCGGAGCGCTTCGCGCCGGCGGGCACGCCAAAAAGCGAGTTCCTCCACTGCCTACTCGACCGTTGGAGAATTTACGCATGATGAACGACAGAATCACGCTGCAGCGCCGCGCGGATGGCGAGGATGCGCTTGGCCAGCCGATCGACGACTGGGCTGACATCGCCACCGTCTGGGCGCACGTGCGCTTCCAGTCCGGCGCGGAAGTGCTGCGCGCTGGCGCCGAAACCTCGGTCGTCAGGTGTTCAATCCGGATCCGTGCGCGGGCCGATATCGACACCGGCGCGCGAGTGAAGTTCAAGGGGAAGTATTACGGCATCAAATCGGCGCCACCGGATGATCGCGACTCCCGTTTCATGTTCCTCGTCTGCGAGGCCGTGAAGTGATCCGCGTCGATCTCGATTCGCTGAACATGCGGCTTGAGCAGGATGCTGACACTCTGGAGCGAGCAGCTAGGCCGGCCGCGCAGGCTGGTGCCCAAGTGCTGTATATCGAGGCCCGTCGCAATGCCCTGGCGATCCGCCGCAAGACGGGCAACCTGACCAGCAGCATCTACCAAGCATATTCCGAGCGAAACAGCGGCGGCGGTCATGCGGTGTATCACGTCAGTTGGAACCCGCGCAAGGCGCCGCACGGGCACCTTGTTGAATGGGGTCATATCCAGCGATACGTCTCGTACGTCGGCCGCGACGGCAACTTCTACACTGCAGTCCGTCCAGAAATGCGCGGCAAGCCGAAACCGAAGCGAAGGGCGTCCCAAGCGATCAAGGACGCCTACTACGTCACTCTGCCAACGCCGAAGCAGGTCGCTGCGATCCCGTTCATGCGCCGGGCGGCGGCGAAGAGCGCCGAGGCAGAGGCAGCTATGGTGGCCGAGATCATGAGGATGCTCAATGACACTTGAAGAGAAGCTGACTGCGCTGCTCAAGACGATTTGCCCGCGGGTCAAACCAGACTTCGCACCTGTTAATACCGAACGGCCCTACATCACCTATCAACAAATTGGTGGCGAGGCGCCCGACTTTCTCGACGGCGCCGTGCCAACCGTGGAGAACGCGGAAATCCAGATCAACGTTTGGGCCGATTCTCGAAGCGCGGCCAAAGGCCTGATGATGCGGATCGAAGTCGCGCTGATTCAGGCGACGGAGCTGCAAGCCAGTCCGGTCAGTGCGTCCGTTTCGGATTTCGACGTCGACATTCCGGTTTATGGCAGTCGCCAGGACTTTTCTGTCTGGTCGAATCGCTAAGCTGCAGCAAAAAACCACACAAGCCACCCCGAGAAATCTGGGTGGCTTTTTATTTGCCCGAATGGGCGCAACGGCCCGGCAACGGGCTTCACTCGAAAGGCCCACTCCATGGCTGTATCCGTCCCCAACAACAGCACCTTCTCGGTTGCTGCCTCCTACGCCCCGGCTATCGCTGTCTCGGCAGCCAGCAACGCTTCGGAATGCGTTCTGACCACTGCTGCGAACACCTTCGCTCCTGGCGATATCGTCGAACTCTCCAGCGGCTGGGTGAAGGCAAACCTCCGGCTCTTCCGCGTGAAATCCGCCACCGCAACTACCGCCGTCCTGGAAGGCTTCGACACGACCTCGATCAAGCAATTCCCGGCCGGCAATGGTGCGGGTTCGCTGCGCAAGATCCTGACGTGGACCGTCATGCCCTACATGAAGGAGTTCGCGGTGTCGGGCGGCGACCCGAAATACAACACCGAAGAATTCCTGGACGTCGAAGACGAGATCCAGATCTTCAACGGCTTCGCCGCTTCGTCGATCGCCATGACCATCGCCGATGACCCAGCGCTGCCACACAACGCGATTCTGCAGGCCGCCACCGACACCCAGGCGGTGACCGCGATTCGCGTCGTGCTGGTTTCCGGCGCGCCGCTGCTCTACAACGGCGTGCTGGGCTTCAATCCAAGCCCGAGCTTTGTCAAAGGTCAGGGCATGGTCGTCAAGTGCGGCGTCGCACTGCGTAGCCGCGTGAACCGCTACGCCGCGTAACTGTGTTGCCAGCCAGCGCCCAATAGCTGGCGCCGGCTTTCTCAGCCCTGCGAGGTAGCGCCTCGCAGGGTCTTTTTACCCCTCCCGAAAGAAAAAAATCATGGCAAAAGCTCAAAAAATCATCCTCGGCAAGCGCCCGGCGTCGTTCGAAAAAGAGATCACCTTCCAGATGCTCGACGGCTCGACCGGCTGCATGAAGGTCGAGTATGTCTACCGCACCCGCACTGAATACGCAGAATTCACGGACGCCCTTCAGGCTGCCGTTGCGGCGCGCGCGGAAAAAGAGACGGCCCGCTACAAAGCCGCCGTCGACGCCGGCGAGCCGCTGCCTGAGTTCCGCCAGGCCGACTTAGTTGCGCACCAGGTGGGCGTGAACGTCGATTCGATCATGAAATCGGTCAAAGGCTGGAACCTCGACATCCCGTTCGATCGCGAAGCCGTCGAGCAGCTGGTTGACGAACTGCCGGCGGCGGTGGCTGCGATCGTCAGCTCGTACCGTGAAGCCATCACCGAAGGCCGCCTGGGAAACTCCGTCTAATCGCCGACGCCATGTACAAGCCAGGTCCCACAGACAAGGACTTGGCGGAAATGGCGACGGCAGGCCTTATCGAGGAGGATTTCCCCGATGAGGTTGTTGAGATATGGCCCGAAAACGTCCGGGCCTACAACCTGTTTGCCTGCCTGCGCACCCAATGGCGCGCTGCAGGGATGAACGGCGTACTCGGCCTCGACTACAACACCCTGTTCCACAAGATGGATCGAATGGATCTGACGGCCGAAGAATATCTCGACCTGGAGGATGACATCCGCGCCATGGAATACGCGGCCCTTGCGGCCATGCACACGAAAAACGACTGAGGTAACGATGACTGAAGAGCGCCGCATTCAACTTGTCACCGAGGTCGACACTTCCGGCGCCCGCGCGGGCTTCGA